GTTGCAAGTCTTTGCCTGCCGTTAAGGGTTAGGGAAAGAACGCTCGTGCTACGAGGTTAATTCCGGTGCTTTTCAGAAGTCTAGTACTTCTTTGAGCACTGCTTGCAACCCGATCGACTCGATCGGGCCAAAAGCTCGTTGCAACAAACTTGTTCCTACAAGATTGTTTGCAATGCTTCTTGTCACAATATTCGTAAAGTGCAAGATGATCTTCGTAAGAGGGTCGCCCATCAGGACGCCTCTCTTCGTTTCGATCTTCCGGAGAAACTTCTCCGGATCGACCGATACACCTTCTTCTATGTTTCCGTAGAAGTAGATGTTCCGAGGGCCGTATGCTACTTCGCATACGAGCCCCATTAGTACAGGGGGGATGCCACATTTTGTCATCCACTGTACACCGATTTCCTTCGCAACTTTGTGCGATAGAAAATCGGTCGCCGTTTCATAGTCCGTTGAGGTCATGAAAACGTGTTTGTAGACTTTAGTAATTACTGTATGTTCTACAAATTCCTCCGACACAGAACTTTCTGGGTCGAAGAGGAGATCTTCAAATTCCTTCTTCTCGAAGTCTTTGAAGAGATTCCATGCGTGATTCGATGCTTTCATCCCGCTATGGCTGCTACCAAACCCCTTCTCGAGGGGCACGGAGCATATCTTGTTTACAAGATCTAGAACGATCTTGATACAAGCACGAGTTTTGGTAATCGATCTAGATTTACCAGGCTCGTCGACTACCACAAGCATAGCATCTCGTCTTTGCTCAGTGGTTAGCCAAAGTACTTCTTCTAGGGATCTCCAGAAGATGTACTCACCAGCAGTTGCAGAATCTTCGAGTTCTGCAACCGCTGCTCCGGTGTAAAGGTCATAGATCATGGCCTTGTCACCGTTCGAACGTCCTGAACAAAATTCTTGTACAGCGGCGATCGTTCCAGCTTCTCCTTGGGTCTTTTCCCAGGAGCTGTTGGCATTTACAGAGATACGCGCCTTAGTGCGTAATCCTGTAAAGATGTGATCGGGTAGAGCGTGTAGCTCTAACTCCATCACAGCCCGGATAATTGCGAGAGCTTCGTCTCCAATATCATCGGGAATTTGCACTGTCTTGAGAAACTTCTCTTTAGACTGCAAATTTACCAGCAAAGGAGGCTTACCTGCCCCCCTTGTTTGGGATAGGACTCCGTATAAGAATAATTTTCTCATACGGTCCTTTTGATTCCTTGCTTCTTCCCAGAGGGGGAGCAGGAATCGAAGCCACCTCGCCTTCTTATTGAAGAACGGGTGCTTCCCGAGGCTTTGCTCTTTTGTCAAAGTGCAATGCTTCATAAGTTTCCGCGCTGTTTTCAGCTCGGTAAACCTAGTGCGGATAGTTAGTGCAGACTGCGCCAACTGTCCGTCAAGAAACTCATCGGAAATTAATTCCCAGATGAGGTTCAGAACGAACAAGTCGTACTTTTCGTACGACCATTGTTCGTGAGGGAAACTGCACATTCTTTGTACAGTAATCCCATCCACCGTCTTCAGGACTTCTAGAAGTCTCGAAGAACGGGAATAGTGTCGACGAAGAAGATTTTCATCTTCGTATACACTTTTAGTGAAATCCTTAGTCCATCTAGGATCACACTTGCCGCTAAGGAAATGTACTAGTACTTTCCAAAGCGTTCGGGCAGTCGTGGGCACGCGCTCTCGACTACCTGTAGAGGAAACAGAACTACCTAGTTCTCTCTCCTCTCTACACAATTGGGACAATGCGTTGCCCCAATGTGTGTGTCTCGATATGAAATCCATTTGGACTTCTACCGAGCTGACGTCTTGGAACCGAATTCGATTCTTAGGCGCCTCTATCCCAAACTTTTCAAATCTGAATAAGTTCTGGGACACTGGGTCTTGGAGACGTTTTACGTCACCTGCCCATACGACAACGCGCGGTTTAACCTCGAAACCGTTCGTGTCGGCAAGGAATCTTCCAGACATAGTCTTGAAGAAATCCTCATACACAATCCTCCTAGAAGTTCCTTTCTTAGGAGGGTTGTTACGTCGAGGTTTCACAAGTGTGAAACCCTCGGCGGTTGCTTCGTCGACCTTCGTTAAGGTCGACAAAGTACTCTGTGAAGATTCTATATCTAATAGATCTTCTACAGTAGAATACTCGGTGGCTTCGCCAACTTCGTATTCATCATCGCGCAAGAGAGTTTTCCTCTCTTGACCCGATAACTCTTCGATGCCGAATCCGGCTTCTAAGAGCACGTCTGTATTCTTGCTCACTGAGTGAGAACCAGACCGTCGCAAAGTAAGTGCACTAGGAACTTGCTTTGCTGATATGTGATGAACCCCTTCTAGAAAGGGTCTCACACGTTCTGGTACCAGATGAGGTTTATCAACTGGACACCAGAGCTTGAATTGCAATTTGCATTGCAAGTCAGGCCTGAAAGCATCGAACATGATTCGATTAACTTTCAAGTTCTTGATTGTTTCTTTCGAAGAAAACATATTAAG